CTAAGTAATCAATACTGTTTATAGTATAAACACCATAATTGCTTGCTTCAACAACTCTAGCAGAAGATACCACACCACCAAGTGTTGAGTCTCCTTCTATTGCTTGTTTTATACTTGAGCTTCCACTACCTGCAAGAAATTCATCAAGAGAATCTTGTGATAATTCTGCGTCAACTCTTGAAACATAAAGATAAAGAGGTATTTCGTATGAGTCTGAGCCACGAGACATTGTAGAATCATAATCTACTGAACTCATTACTCCAACTACGGCAGTTGGTGGCTCTATTGAATCAGGGACAAAAGCATAAACACTTAGTCCTGAAATTGTTGCAAGTCTCGTTGAGAGACCTGACCTTATGCTTGATAAACTTGCCATAGGTTTACTATAACAAAAAAGCCACCAATGTTGGTGGCTTAATTGCTTTTGTTAATTTATTAAAGGGTAATTGAAATGTTGTTCTCAAGGAAGTACAACATATCTTGGTTGAACTTGTATTCTTGAGTATTTACTTTATTTTCATTTCTGAGATTTTCTAATCTAGCTTCTACCTCTAAAATTTGCTCATTAACTACATTCATTTTGTTTTCTCCGTTTTCTTTGTTTGTTTCTTTCATACTATTATTATACATAATCTTAGATTAATACAAAGGATTTCTTTTGATTTTTACTATAAATCTTTTTTTAAAGCTCAATGTTTATAGGGTTTAAAAACAACTTATTCATAAATTTAAAAAAATAGTAAAAAAATAGCCAAAAAAAGTAAAACTTATCACTAGTAACTTATATGAAAACAAAAAACATAATAAATAAAAAAGGGGGTGGAATGAAAGTTTCAGATACACAACTTGCAGTCGATTTTTTGTGGTTAAACTATCCTTTAAGTTTAGACTTTGATGTAAAGCCTATGATTAAATTCATTAAAAGTAGCAGAAAAATTAAAGCTAAAATGATTGATACAAATGCTATCAATAATGAAATGTTAATCTTAAAATTAAAAACTAAATTCTACGCTTAATATTTTTTAGTTGTGCAGATAGCAGTAGCTTCGGAGTTTAGATGAATGAATGAAACAAAGCTACTGCTTCAATATCTGCTTTGTAACTAGGTACAGGGAATGAAACCTAGCCACAATTTTATAGTACCACTAAATATCTCCTCTGTTACAGTCGTAACAAAGTTCAGAACTTCCGTCTAGTAACGTTACCTTGTCGCACTCTTTACAAGTATTGTTTTCTTTTACTTGGCTCATTGTTCTCCAAACAAGTCATCAAAACACTTAGGGTGCGAGCCTGAGATGATTTGTTCCCAACCTGATTTATCTAGGTAAGGAAAATACTCTTTGACTTCTTTTCTTGGTAAGTCCCACATAAAGTTATGCCAGTCTTTTCTAATGACATCAACCGTACCTTCTTCGCCACACATAAAGCAGGGAGATGTTGGTACAGTAACAATATCGTCAAGAACATCTCTGCTCATAAATTTATAGTTACTCATTAACAGATGTGCATTTTGTATTGTGATATGTCCTGCACAGTTTTTTTCTTTAGGGCAGTTGCAATCAATTATCATTTTTGTTCTCTCTCCTCAAGTTGTATTTGTAGTCTGCGTATCATCAGCAACTTGCTCACTTCTTCCAGTTGGTTGACGTGGTCAAGATGATTGATGAGTTGTTTTATATTATCAAAGATTGTCATTTTAGAATCACATCTTCCTTCTCAAACTCTGCCTTACAATGCAAGCACTCAAGGGCAGACCACATCAAGTGAGTGACCTCAAGCTCAAGACTACAATCAGGACAATTAAATTTAAAGGTTGTTCTTTTTTGGTAAATCATTATTTTTCTTTTCCCTCTTTAATATATTTATATCGTTCTGCATAGAATCTAATTTTTTATCTAATTTTTTAATCTCATCATAAATTATTTGTAATGACATTATTCTTCTTCTCCCTCTGATTCTATTGTACGGACTTCAAACTTCCCTACAAGAATCTTCTTCTCAACGTCCTTCCACTTGTCGTAACCTAGCTTGATATTTTTATCAAACAGGTTGGAATACATCTGTTGAGCTTTTGCTTCCGTGTCAGCTTCTACCTCGAAGTCAACTTGGAATGATTCACTAAATTTATATATAGCCATTTGTTTCTCCTTTATTAATTTCATTCATAGGGAGACCCTAATCGAAGATTCATAGTTTGTCAAATCTTAAATTATATTTAATTTTGAAAAATAGCAGAATTGTAAAAAGTCGATGTATTAGATATATATATAGGGAGAAAAAATCTCACACAGGGATTTTATAAATTAAGGAAAAAAAAATGAAAAAAACTAAAACACCGAAATACTATTGGAAAAGTAATACAAGATTACCTAGAAAAAGTAAATTAGTTTCTGTATCTATTGCAGATTTTGATTATAGAAAAAAATACAGAAAAGAACAAAGACAACAATTATGGATAGATTTAGTACAATATATTATTTCTATACCACAACAAAATCTAACATTATTTTATGCCTATATGTATGATAGAAAAAATGCTCAGTTTTGTTCTAAAGAACATCATAACTGTACTTGCTAAATAATAAAATTAAAACCTGCCGACTTAGGTCGGTGGGTTTTTTTATTTTAGGTTGCATAAGATTTTAAACCTGCTAATCTTAGATTATGAATGAAACAAATATAAAACCTAAACAATTAGCTATATGTTTTTTGTGCGATAAACCTTATACAAAATTATATAAGAAGAAAAGATATTGTAGAGTTCATTTGCACGAGAAATTAGGAATTGTTACCAAGCCTAAAAAGAAATTGAGTGATGAAGAAAAAGAACAATATATTCATTACCCAAGATTTATGTGGGAAGAAAAAGTAAGAAGTATTCATAAGTTAACTTATGATGTCGTAAAACAAATAGAAACGGAGAAAAAGAATGAAAGAAAAAGCTAAGTGGGTAAGTACAGGTTTATGGCATAGAGACCCTATTTCATATCCAATAAGTTTGTATATTGGAGATAAAGAAATTGTTACCCAAACAAAAAACAATAAAAGTAAAACCTTAAATCAACTCAAAAGAGATTTTGATTTAAAGTCATTTGGATTGTGGGATAAAAATATTCCTGACATTACAGAGCTACAAGTCGGAGATACATTTACAATTCCACACTACATTGGAAATACTTATTATGGAGACGGAGATAAGCACACAGGCTCAGTTGAATTAAAAGTCAAAGAGCTTAGAACTATTACTGAGAGTAAAACAGTAACAAGTTCAACAGGTGCAAAGTACACTTACAAAAATTCAACAGTCGTAGTAGCAGTTGAATATCATAGTGGCACTAAGTTCTACAACTTGTTCCGTAGCTCAAAAAGAAAACAGTACGGAAGTTACTATCGTACACAACAAAAGAAAACTCTTTGGCTAGACCAAAGAGGATTACTTAAATTGTTTCTAATGGACGGTGGATTATGTCCATTAATTAGAAACCAACAAAGTTGTGAAGTCTGCGATAATTAGTTCACGCTTAATCGAGACTCGGAAGCCCACCGTTCATTCGGTGGGTTTTTCGTTTGAGAAAAAATTTTTGTGCTTACCGACTTGTTTAGCCGTTGGGACTTGCTTCCCGATAAATTACATTACATTGACAGTTGATTCTCTCTTTAGCAGAGAGACTTGACGCTTGTGGATATTCAGCTCTCTCTCCACCAACAATAAAATCCTCTCCGTCTGCAACGACTTGTCCGTCAGCTTGAATGTGTGTGTCTCTTGAATTGTTGAATTGTGTCTGCCACTCTTTGACGGTAATCAATCCTGATTTCTGTACTGCGTCATATTGACCAAATTGTGCCAACGCCCCACCTTCAGTTCTAGCAATAGTCGAAGCTCTACCCATAAACTTTTTAGGTAATGCATTCTCGACTTGTCCAGTAATGTACTCATACATTGTGTCCCCACTTAAACCAAGCTCGACTGCTTCGTCAATACTTCTTCTGATTGTTCTGTTCAAAGTAGCCTTAGTCGTCTTTGCTAATTCAGGAAGTGTGTTGTCTAATGATTGATTTACAAACGCAACTGCTTGTCGGTTATATCTTGTTCTAGGAAGTGGAGACTGAGCAGTTGGAATAATCCCACCACCACGAGTTCGTATTGGATAGAAACCTTCGTTCACTACTTGACTACGGTTTTTCCTTCTAGCCTTGTAATCGTACAAGTCCGTGTCCTCGACTTCGGAGTAGCCTTTAAGAGTTTCAGGTAAGAGAATACCCATTTGGAATAATTCAAAGTCATACACCTCAGATAAGTACACATCATACAAATCTAGTTTCCAATCAAGCGTAGTGTCATCAATCAACTTATTCAGAATCGGAGATTGTCCATTCAAAATGGAATTTTTGTATGCACGGTTATCTTGCCCACGCACCATACTCCTCGTGATTTTTTCATTCTGACTACGCAAGAGACCGAAGTAGAAGTCGGTGTACCACTTCTCCCAGTTTCTCAGCATAGCTTCGTAGTTCTTGTATATACCTTGCTTGACCTCTACTGAACTGAGACGGTTGTACCTGTACTCTGCGTCTGCTTGTTGTCTTAGGTTGTGTCTCCGTACCAGTTCTGACGCACTACTCTCCTTCTCGTCTCTCTTGTTCATAGCTCGTACTAGCTTCTCACTCCAAGTCCGTCCACTACTGCCACCCCATAGCTTCCACGCTATCCAACCGTTAGTAGCTCTATCAGTTCGTCCTGCTATGTAGTCTCTATGAGCTTGGCTAGTTAAGTCTCCTTCGTGTCTAGGGAAGTACTTAGCTA